AGATTGACCCTTTACTGTAGAATCAGTATTTAATGGAATACCTAAATCTCTTAAATATTTAGATCGTTCAGTAGTAAATTTATAACCAACAAATTCTACTTCATACTCTAATGCCTTAACTAATGTAGTTTTACCTACAGACATTGTACCACATAATCCAATTTTCATATTATAATTTATGTTCTAGCACCAGATTGTTTACCTAAAGCTGTTTTATGGAATGGAACACCCTTTCTTTCTCTCATTAATTCTTGATATTCCTCAAAACCATATTCTATACCATAAAGATAATAAGCTTTTCTTGCTCCTCCACGTCTTTCAATAGGTTCAATAGCAGGACCATCATATCTATGAAACTTAAAATTAGCATCCTTAGGTCCTTTAGCTAAATACATCCTTTGACCGTTAGATGTAATGGTTTTGTACTCAAATTTTTCGTCTGACATAATTTTAATTTAATAATGATTCTGCTATATAAATACCTTGTGCACCTGAAACTGTAATGCCCCTTGCAGATAGGGCATCTCCAGCGAAATGTACATTTTCAAATTGAGCTAATGTTAAATTATTATAATCTACTTTTGGTTCTGGGGATAGATATTTTACTTCTGGAACATAAATACCCCAATCATCCTTAAGTGTTGGAAATACTTTTTTCATATCATCAATAAAATCTTCTACATATTGAAAATATTCACCCAATATATTTCTTACACCATCTAAATTATTTATTTGGTATGAAGATACTTTATCTCCTTCGGATGTTAGGGAAGGTACTCGGGTAGGACTATAATAAAGACCCTTACCATTAAATTGAAGTTTACTAACTACATCTCTTGACCATTCAAATGGTTTTTCAATACCTCTAATTTCCATTAAAATACCAAAATTAGTCATATCATTTCTATAACGCATGTCTTTTTTAGCATGACCATTATAGCTGTAATCACCATATGTTTCTTCTACAGCAACAAAAGCAGCATTATTATTAGTACAGAATGAACGTAATGATACCCCTTTACCTTCAAATTTTCTATATAATTTGAAGTCATACGAAATATCAATTAGTTTTTGGAAGTGTTTTTGTGGTGCTTCAAATCTAACTCCTATTTGTACAGGTTTAGGTTCAGTAGGAAAGGAATAATCTTCTGCCAATTGTTTACCAAAATCAATACCTGATTTACCCACACCAAATATTAGGCGATCATAGGTAGTAATTAATATTGGTCTATCACTATTTGATACAAAATGGGATTTTACCTCTTTACTATCAAGATCAATATCTATTACTTTTTCGTTCCAAATAAATTCAACACCATTATCAACTAAATAATCATACCAATTTTTTCCAATCTCATGTAAATAATCTGTACCAACGTGCCATACTGGGAATAATCGTAAACCAAAATATGGTTTAATAAAATCTGGTTCTGATTGTGGATCTGAACATTGTACTTCTTCTGGTTTAGGATGGAATCGTTTAAAGTTAGTAATTACTTGATTAAATAATTCCATTGCTTTTTCTTCACCACAATACTTTGACATATGTCCCCCAATAGAAGTATGGTAAGTAAGTTTACCATCACTCCAACCACCTGCCCCTAAAAATCCTGTCATTACTTCCTCAGGTTTTCTTTCATAAGGTGATTTACCCATGTCAATTATAGTAATATTACTTCCAGGATAACCATTATCTACTAATTTTGTAGCTGCATTTACACCTGCAACTCCGGCTCCTATAATTACTATTTTCTTATCCATTAAATATTTTGTCTAAATATACGAAAAAAAAATGTGGCCTCCAAAGGAGGCCACAGATCTCAAATTAAAAATAATTCAACTAGGCTATGAATCTAGTTTATATGTTTTATGCTATTAAAGAATAGCAAATGATGCAGTAAATGTAGCATTATCTACAATAGTAGTACCAGTGTTAAAGAAGTTAAGTGATGCTGTATTGGCACCTATTACATTTGCCGATACTACAGATCCTGATACAATCCCTCCGTTGCCACCAATTACATTAGCTACAATAAGTGAATCAGCTGCAACTGAAGTATTTCTTAATTCAAGGGTAAATCCTGTATCGGCTGCTATAGATCCCTGAGTTTGAGATCTAACCTCTCCTCTTGTACCATTTAGGATATAGAAGGCTGCATCTGTAGCTGCTGCGCTTTGAACAGGTCCGGGGATTACGCAAGAGTCTAAAATATCATCTGCCTCCACAGTACGAGGATTAAAGATATCATGTCCTGCTCTTCTAATTACTTTCGATTTTAGTTCGTCTCTAGTTTTAATTGCCATTTTAGTATGTTAAATTAGTTTTAAAATTCAATAATAAATATACGATTTTTTTAAAAAACTAAGCTAAATCATCAATAATAGACCTAGCTGTTGATACTATATCCTTTCCTTTTAAAGAAGCCTTTAATCCCGCTATGCCGCCAGCTGATAATTTAGCTTTTTTCAAATATTTAAGGGCATTTCCCCCCGCGTGAAAGGCTAAATAGCCTAGGAATAATATAAATAATGAATTAGTAATAACTTTAATTCTTTGTTTATCCTTAGTAAATTTGGAAACAATAAATCTAATAGGGGATTTAAATTTTTCCTCTAATTCATGAGTAAATTTATAGATATTTCTAGCAGCCTCTTCTCCTTTACCCCAATTATATTTTTTAGCCATTTTCATAGCTTGTTTAGATAAAATATTAACAACAGTAGTTGATGCAAGTAAATAAGATAATAAAGAAGCTGGATCTAGAGCCTCATTAAGTTCTTCCTGTTTTTCTAATTCATCCTCTATAGCATTATCTAATGAATCTGCTACATCAGCCATATCATCTCCTACATCCGATATATCTAATTCCTCTTGTTCTAAAAGAAGTGGATTATTAGCTATATATGCTTTAAAATCAAACTTATCCATTTTCTACTATTCTAAGTTTAAGGTTTTTAGTTCCCTTAATTAATCTATGCCAACTATATTTGGGTATAAATATACGAGTATGTTTTTTAAGTTCAATAGGTAATTTATTATCTTCTTGAAATTTCCAATCCGTATCATGGAGGACTTCAACAGTCCTATCTTCCCTATCCCTATGCCATAATAGTTCTATAGGGTCTATATCATCATCAAAAACCCTTAAAAAACCATTACCTTTAATTTCTATATCCTTATAAGGCTTACCAGAACCCTCCATAATTTCTACTTCCACCTAGTGATTTCCAATAACGAGGAAGTCTACAGGACCAGTAAGATGCTTTAGTTTTATCATTTTTTTCGGGACAATTATGTCTTTTAGAAAATGCACTTCTTCTTTCTGGATCATCCATTTTTACAGATAACTGTTGTCCTCCTCCTTTTGCTCCAAACTCAACTCTTTTTATTTTTTTAGATTTGGGGTCCCTTACATATACAAAGAATTTTTTAGAACCACCTCTTTTTGGTTTATTTAGTTCTACTTCTCTACCTCGGTATTCCGCCTCAAAAATAAAATCTAAAGGTACTTTTTTATTTTCATATATACCAAAATGACCTAAATCAGTTTCAGTTAGAATCTCCTCATCAGTACCTGATACGTTGATTAAATTTCTGGAATATAGTGTTCTTGCTTCTGCCCATAAATTAAAATAGGATTCTGATCCTGCCCTGTAAATATGTTCAGTTAATGGTTTTTCATTTTCTAAACAATATCTAAGTCCCTCAGATAAAAGAGACTTAGTGGTTAAACTCTCATTAAGAGTAAAGGGTTTAGTTTTACATATGTTGCATCCACAATTGCACATTACGACATAATTTTATCATAAGGAATTTCTATTTTATTTCCAATAACTTTGGAATCTCTATAGATTTTATTTTCGGGTTGAACTGTTGCTCTTAATCCACCTGTAGCAATCCTAGTAGAATCGTGTCTAATATTAAGAATAGGTTCCAAATTAAACTCTTCTACATCCTTAAGATTTTCTATAATTTTAGAAACTTCTATATATAAATTATTATCTACCAGTTTAAAATCTTTAGAAGAATACGATCTATAAATTACTATTGCATTATCCGAACCAAATATAATAGATTTTTCATCCTTATCAGGAAGATCAGTTACTATAACACCAGTAACCTTGGTATCAGTTCTATCATCATGCATTAAATTTATGCCCTCTTTTTCCCTACCTAATTTATCTACAAAAGGTTTAAACACTAATTCAGGAGCAAAATCTCCCTTTTTAATTTTTTCTGATAATTTTTTTACTACATCTTTATATCTAGTATCAGATGATTCCCAAAAACCAGCGTTATCTTTTTTGATTGAAATAGGATATGTTTTATCTCCTTTTATAACAACATCAGCTTTTTTACCACCTGCTACATCATACCCAACACCTGAAACATCTTTAACATTTTTTATAGTTAAAGATTTATTAGGAGCATCAAATATAACATTAACCGCACCCATTTCAAGATATTTTTTTATTTCGTTTTCTAAAATATCTTCATTTTCAGTTCCTGCAGATGCTCTACCCTGGGCTCCGGATGGTTTTAAAAGAAAGGTAGAACCCTTATATGTAATTCCTCCTATAGAAGAACCTTTTATATTAGGGTCATATTCAAAACCTTCTATAGTTTCTATTTTCTGAATATAGTCAAATCTTTCAGCTCTAGGAACTAATAATTTATACCTAACCGATGATAATTTAGAAAAATTTTCATCAGTAAGATTTAACTCTTTCTTTAAAATATTAATAGCTTCATCGGCATCATTTTCAAGTAAGGAGGTGACCATTTCAAACAACATATTCTTATCTTGGGGATCATTCATATCAGGATAACCCTTGGGAAATTTATATGATATATTATTTAAAAATTTTATAATAGGATCCATTATTCTGTTTCTTCAGTTTCTATTTCTTCGGTTTCTTCTGATTCTATTCCTGCGTCTCCACCACCTTCTTCCTCCATACCCTCAGGAGCTGAGTATCTTAGAATTCTTGCTATAGCTTCGATAGCACGCTCTTCTTCGTTTAAATTTAGGAGGTAATATTTTTTTCCTTCTACTTGAGCAATCCAACTTCTTTCAGTCCAAGTTAAATAAAAGAATTGTCCATTTTTTAAGTTAATTCTAAATGTGGTTGGTTTAGGGGCAACATAATCTATTGATGCTATAAAACTACCATAATCTATAGTCAATAAATCTATAATAACTGCTTTAAGTTCTGGGAATGTGTTGAATTCTTCAAAGTCAATCATAGGTGTATCTTCCTTTTTAGGAACATATACCTTTTTGACAATTGTTCTTATTCTTTCCTTAAACTGTTCAACTGTCATGATTTCTTTTTAAACTTTCCCTTACGAGTATTTTTTACAAATTGTTTACCCTTTCTAGATCCACGTACTTTTTTTCTTGCAGTAGCCGCTCTTTGGGCTTTAGTCATGGATTCAGCTTTTTTACGAGGTAAACATCTTTGGGTAGGTTCTTTTTTATCCATTGTACCACAAGGACCTTCTATTGTACCTGCAGTATTGATTTTTACCCAGTCCTCTTTCTTAAACCAATCTCTTAATGATTCTCTAATTATTTCTCTAAGACGGGATTCAGTAATCATTCGTAGCTCTTTACTTTTTTACCTTTAAACTTTATCTGCCCCTTACATACTTTTACTGCTCTACCAGATAAATATGCGGATGATTTTTCACCTGCGGCTTTACGAGATTTTATATAATCTTTTCCTCGCTTACAAAGAAAATCTTTTTTTTCTGATAAGATTTTAATTTCTTGAATTTCTTTAATAATTTCTTCAACAGTAGCCCTAGGATTAGATTTTTTTAGTTCCTTAATAGTTTCTAATAATCCTTCCTCCATAGTAGGAATAGAATCAGCCATCATATCTACTTTGGGCTCATTAAGTTCAAATTCAAGATATTCTTTTGCACTTTCTAAATAATCCTGTGATTTTGTTATTTTACTCTGCCACCAGGAAGGAAAATCAACTTCTTGATTTATTTCATCAAAGGGTTTAACCATTTTATATAATGCTAGCGCATCCTTACCTATTTTAAATAATTTAGATTTTATGTCTTGGGGTTCATAATCTACATGTCCTAAATCTAGATCGCCCTCTTCAACTTTGCCCCCTTTTTTCTTAATAATAGCTTTTTGAAGACCATCAGGTAAATTATCTTTTTGTTTTCCTTTTAGAGCAGGATGATCATCATATTTATCTGTTTTTTCCTCCTCCATGGGTTTAGAAAGGGCATTTTTAATAATTTCTCTAAGTTTATCTTTTGATTCCATTTCAGCAATTTTTTTAGCTTTTGATGTTGCGGTACCATACATTACTTTTTCTGCATCAGCACCATATTTTTTTACTAAGGTTCTTTTATTATCTAACATTCCTCTTATAATATCCTCTCTTTTAGATACCTCAGCCGGGGACATTTCTTTTCTTTCATTCATTTCACTAGCATAAAGAGCTTTTAGGTATTCCTTAGCACCCGCTGCACTATCTGAACACCCTATAGGTTTTTTAGAAATACTTTTATTCGCGTATTTCTTATGAACACATTTACCTACTCTTTTAAAAGGCATTTTATGACATTCTAAGGGTTCTTAAAAAACGGGATTTAATATCCTCCTGGATTGGTTCTTCTTTTATAATTTCTGATCTAGTAAAATATGTAATAGTATTACCTATTTGGGTTACTAATTTAGGATTATTTATCTTTTTAGCGGCATCTAATGCTTTTTCCAGAGCGCTTTGAACTTCTTGTTCTTCAGGAGATAATTGTATACCTTCATCATCTACTACTTCAACTTCTTCAGTTTCTTCGGCTCCAATCTCTTCTTCCTGTTCTCTTACCTCTTTAGAACAATGCATTTCATTCATTATAGAGGCTTTAATCATTTCCTTTAGTTCTTCCTTGGTCATGGTATTAGTATTATATTTTATAAATATGTATCTCTATAGTTAGAATTATTTTATTTTTTTAGACTCTAAATATTCAATTCCCTTTTCTAAAGCCTCTTTCGCACGTTCTTTATTTACGCCACCTTCCCATTTTTCTACATCACCTGCTTCAGTTATAAATGAATTATTAGTTTCTTTTAAAGCTGCATTCATAAATGATGTGTAATCTGTTATTATACCATCTATATCGGCATTGTGAATATTTTTTTTATAATCTTCCCATTTACCCTCTAATTTAAGAAGTTGTTCTTTTTCAATAACACAATCAAAACACATTCTATGTATTTTATAATATTGAGAATCAAATCTTTTTTTCATTAATGTACCACATTCAGGACAGAATAAAGGAGTTTTAAAAGCTTTTTTTGCTTTATCTAATTTTGTAATATTTTGTCTAATTCCTTCCTTTATAGTCCAAGTTTGCCCCTTTTCTTCCCAAATATCACCTTCTTTTCGTTTAACATATCCCTTACTATAACCAACACTTTGAGAAGTTTTATCACCATATTTTCCCTGTACTAAATTTCTTATTCTCTGAACATCTTTTTTATTAAATTCTTTTTTTAAAACATTATCCCTCATAAACCTAGTTCTTTTAATTTTTTAATGGTATTAGCCGCTGATATGTGGTGGATTCCTATCCCACCTCCTGCATTCCAAGCATCAATAGTATCTTGTCTATCATCAATTAGAATAGAATTTCTTTTAGAATAATTAGGTTTATTTCTAGCGGAAGCCATTTTCATTTTTACTCCAGGTAGATTACTATCTCTCCACTTTCTTTTACCTAATCTTGAAACTGAATTCGTAGATGGTGCAGTTAGAATAATAGGGTCATATTTTGAAATATAATTCCAATAAGTTTTACCATCAGACATCCAATCCATATCAGCCCAAAAATCTACTCCTCCCACTTCATCTACTAAGTTCCAAAATTTCTTTGTTCCAAATTTA